ATGATTGTCACAATGGTAGGAGCTATTTTGTTATCCGGATGTGGGGCAAATAATCAGTCTTCAAGTCCGAAAAAGATTGATGGAAATGCGTCAACACCAGTTACATCAATTCCCAATACACTACTATCCGGGACGTCAGATAAGAAAATTGCTATTTATGGTGTTCAAGAAAAAGCACAAAAAGACATATTTTCGTCATTAGATGTTGTAATAAATGGAGAAACGAAAACATTCAATTGGATCAATATAACGAACCCCTCCTTCTATCCTCAAATATCGGTCATTGAGTTAGATGCAGATGGAGAAGATGAAATTGTCATTGTTCTGACAAAAGGCGCAGGGACTGGAGTACATGATTCGGAAGTGCATGTGCTTAAATCAGATTTTACAGAAATATCAGTTTCAGATCCAAGAGAATTTGTTCTAAGCCATCTTAAAGTTAATCTAAAAAAAGATAAGGAAATTCGACAGTATACAGTTTCAGTTGGTGGTCAGGAGCACTTATTTGAATTCAGTGAGAGCGATTCAAACGATTGGTTTGAGCAACCGACGGTTCAGAATATATTGAGATTTGGAATAAAGGATAATCAGCTTATTGCGGAGCTACCCATTCAGATTTCAACAGGTAATTATTTAGGGGATGCAATCATTAGATATGCATTTTTTAATGGGAAATTAGAGCCGTTTAAAATAGAGATTACAAAAGAAGGAAGCTCATTATGAGCTTCCTTCTTTTAGTCGTACGCCCAGCATGGGCGTCATCTTTAGGGTGAAAGTCCCGAGCGGGGGCTGGCAAGCGCCTACCGTTAGCCAAGGGCAAGGGTGTCTACCGTGAGGTGGAATCTGAAGGAAGCCGGAGGCAAAAGCACGGCCTGAGGTACACGAATCCAATTAGAGGCGGCTGCAGCCGGATGAGTCACCCACACATGACAAAATCCAAAGCTGCCAAGTGCTGTAGCCGTAGACTTGGGCAGGCGCGGGCGGAAAGATGACGTTCTTATCTGGGGAGGCCTGTCGGATATGCAAGGAAAAAAAACTTGTAACCGTAGCTGAGAGGCTACGCTGAACTGGCAGGAGTCAGCAGAAGCCATAGTACGTAAACTGTTGCAACAGTTTACGGAAGGGCTGAACCGAAAGGAGAGAGGAAACCGATGCGTTCGCATGAAGAGCAACGACAGCAGAATATCTCGCAAGAGAGCTTGCGGCAAAGAGAAGCGGTGAAGCCGTCAGGGTATGCCGGAGCGCCGAGTTCTTCATCGGCACAAGTCGGCCTTTCCTCTCGCAAAGCAGAGAGCCACCTGCTGGAGCGAATGCTCGAAGGAGATAACCTTCGGCTCGCATACAAACGAGTGGTCCAGAACGGAGGAGCACCCGGTGTGGACAATGTAACGGTAGCGAATCTACAGGCTTATTTGAAAACACATTGGGAACCGGTGAAAGCCGAACTTCTTGCGGGTACCTATAAACCTGCACCCGTCAAACGGGTGGAAATCCCCAAATCCGGAGGCGGCGTACGGCTGCTAGGCATCCCGACGGTAATGGACCGCTTTCTCCAGCAGGCTCTTCTACAAGTCATGAATCCGGTCTTTGACGCAGGATTCTCGTGGTACAGCTACGGATTTCGGCCGGGAAAGAGCGCCCATGACGCCGTGAAACAAGCACAAAGATATATCCAAAGTGGTTTGAGATGGATCGTAGACCTCGATCTCGAGAAATTCTTTGACCGGGTAAATCACGATAGGCTCATGGCAAGGGTTGCGCGGAAAGTAGCAGACAAGAGAGTACTAACACTGATTCGCGCGTATCTTAGCGCCGGAGTGATAGTCAATGGAAAGCTGGAGCATAGCCGGGAAGGAACGCCACAAGGCGGTCCGCTCAGTCCGCTTCTGGCAAACATTCTATTGGATGATCTGGATAAGGAATTGACCGGACGCGGACTGCGGTTTGTACGCTACGCGGACGACTGTAATATCTTTGTGGCGAGTAAACGAGCGGGCGAACGGGTCATGGAATCGGTCAGCCGATTTGTAGAAGGAAAGTTAAAACTGAAAGTGAACCGGGAGAAAAGTGCGGTAGCCAGACCCTGGCACCGGAAGTTCCTAGGATTCAGTTTCCTGAGCCAGAAACAGGCAACCATACGAATAGCGCCGAAGAGTCTTAAAGCATGCAAAGAGAGAATTCGAGAGCTAACGAACCGAACCTGGTCCATCTCAATGGAAGAACGAATAAGCCGATTAAATCAATATCTGATGGGCTGGCTAGGCTATTTCCATTTGGCATCGGCCAAGAAACACCTCCAAACGCTGGACCAGTGGATTCGAAGAAGGTTGCGAATGTGCCTGTGGAAACAGTGGAAACGAGTACGCACACGAATCCGCGAACTCCGGGCACTAGGAACGCCCGAGTGGGCCTGTTTCACAATGGCAAACTCACGGCGAGGCGCATGGGAAATGTCCCGGAATACAAATAATGCCCTTCCGACTTCCTACTGGGAAGGGAAAGGGCTGAAAAATTTGCTTTCACGTTACTTAGAGCTTTGTTAACCTTTTGGAACCGCCGTATGCGGACCCGCATGTACGGTGGTGTGAGAGGACGGGGGTTTGCCGCCCCCTCCTACTCGATTGAAATATTAATAGCCTTCAACTTTAAAAAACGTGTGGTCTTTGATTACTTTCTTTTCTACAATTTTTCTGTTCCCTGCACCAAAGTTCCAATACTCTGTAGACCCCGATGTAATTACGTGCGAAGCATAATAGGTGTTGGTCACAAACCACAAGCACGTTCCGATAGGGTTACCAAGGCGGGAAGAGGCAAGTGCCTGTTCTACCGAATCTGCCCAAGCTGTGCTCGATGTGTTAGGTTGACGAGCATTAATGCTTGTCATTCCATCAAAAGCACCTGATCTGAGGATAACACCTTTATATGTGTTTCCACCAAATTCACCCAAATTTTTGTCTACGCGATTACTGACTACCCATGCAACACCAGCTTTACCGGTTTTGGTTTGTGTAGAAGCCTCAGAATAAATAAGTCGTGCCAACAGATCAGTCGGGTCAAGGTTTTCGAATTCTGTCAGACCTGGTAAATTTGATACTGGATCTCCCATTGCCATAATAAATCTCTCCTTCATAGTTTTGATTTATCAAGATGGGGGGTTCTCTTCTTCTGAATGCCCCCTGCATTCGTGAAGAGAAGATCTTGTACACATACTGTAACATATTGCGTAACGTTACGCAATATAAAATGCAAAAGTCTTTTTCTTGTCCTAGTTATTTTTAGAATGAGTTTCTGCAGGAGGATCGAATCAGGAATACCAGAGTAAAAGATTAAGGTGTTACGGCTGATGCTACCGGCTCTAAGGCGGCAAGAGCGCCCCCCTAAGAGCCGGTACTCCCCGCTGCGGGGTTACTTGGCCCGATAACCTAGCGCTTAACACCCCGCACGGAGCCAAGGTCAAGGGCCGGCGGGGGAAGCTCGGGGAAGGCATGGCCGCTTGATGAACAGCGCAGCAGCGCGGAGCGTTCATCAAGCGTTCACGCTGAAGGGCAGCACCACGATTCCGCTGCGCTCCATCATCGTGCCAGGGATCTGTGAGCTGAAGAGGTGGTTTTGTTGTCAGCAGCAGAACGATCGACACAGGAGCTTATGGAGAAAGACAGTTACAATTTTGACTGTGCTTTTACGGTTGGTTCGGGACGAACGTAAGCAGACATACATTCTGCTGAGAGTGGTTAATAGAGGGGCTGCCTTACATCCGGAAGAGTCTGCTTTTAAGCAGGGACAAGATTAAGTTACCTAAAATATTGCGAGAACATCTCCTTCTGTCATAGGGGCTTGGGTACTTATTCAACCAAGCATAGAATGGGGCGCGGCAAATTTCATTGAGTTTAGGTGTACCTAAGTTTACGTGATACACCCTATTAATATAAAGGGCGTTTAGTATACTTATTCAGCATGATAATCAGTACCAGCGACATAATTTAAGTTACCTAAATAAAGGGGGCGTTCTTCCGAGAACATCCCCTTTTTGCATGAGGACAGATCTTAAGACCGCCAAGCGTAGACATGGATTGAGACTTCGGAAAATATCGCATTTTATAAAATTCAGTGTACTAAAGTGTACTAGGTACCAGGATAAGATCGAGAAGTTGTCAACTGAAGCTTCAGAACGTTATCGAGTTTCTAATGAACAAGCTAACAACGAATTGGAGCAATTGTATAAAACCACAATTGGTTCTTAAGATGATAGAGACTTAGTGTGTCTACATCCGATCCGGCTTAGGCAGGCCGAGTACGTCGAGCGCTTCGCCCAGTGTATCGGTGAAGCTCCGGGTCAGCCACAGGCGGAAGGTAATGCTGGCTTCCCCGCCTTTGAGAATTGGACAAGCCGAGTAGAAGTTACTGAACAACGAGGCCAGGGAATAGGCATAGTTACAGATCGTATTCGGCGTAAGCTCCCGGCTTGCTGTATAGAGTGTGTCTTGCCACAAGCTGAGCTGTCTCAGCAGAGCAAGCTCAGCCGCTTCGAGCTGCGCCGGGAACAGCGGCACCCCTCCAGCGCCAGACTCGCTAACGCCGGACTCGCTAACACCGCTCTCGCCCACGCCACTCACATCACCCGCCGAAGCGGCCTTACTAAGCACGCGCTGCGCCCGGGCGTAGGCGTACATCAGGTAGACGCCGGTGTTGCCGGAGATTTCCATCGCCTGCTTGAAGTCGAACACAATCTCGGTGCCCAGATTGAAGCGCAGCAGGTAGTAACGGATGGCAGCGGTGGCGATGAGCCGGCTGGACAGGCCGTTTTTGTCCGAACGGGTGGATTCAATCATGTCTTCCATGAGCCGGACCAGCTCGGTTACCTTAATGCCGATTCCCTGGCGCCCGGACATGGCGTAGGAGCTTTTGCCGCTGGAGGTATCAATGCCCAGCCCTGCCGCAGAAGCGGGACTCAGCGAGACCACCCCATAGCTGACATGATGAAGCGCGTCTGCCTGCGTACCGAATCCCAGTGCCTTGAGTGCCTGCTTGACCATCAGCTGCGGATATTCCTGCCGGTAATCGATGACGTTCACGACCTGGTCCGCCCGTCCAAAAGGCAGAGCCTGTCCGCTCAAGCCGGTCGTCCACAGTCCGCTCTGAAATTCGTTGTAGCTGAAATCCTTCTCCAGCAGTCCGAACTTCCACAGATGATAGGCGATGTCCTTGGCAGTATAGGTCAGAATTCCGTTCGAGCGCACCAGCACCTTATCCTTCTGATGCTCCTCCTGAGTGTCCGGTACGGTGTCTTCAGCGGGTTGCTTCAGAATCCAGCAGCCTGCCAGCTTACCTTCGGTCTCCTGCACGAAGATCTCTGTCTGCGACAGCAGCTCGAACGCCGAGGCCCAGAAGCCCTCCTTCAGAATGCTGCTCTCCCACACCAGCAGATCGTAGTCAATGCCGAACCCCCGCATCTCCTCCACATGTTCTTTCACGATCTGCCCGGCGACGAGGTTGCCAATCCAGGCAGTATTACCATGGCCTTCCTCCAGCGCATGAAGAATCTCGGTCCGTTTCTGCACCATCTCTGGCTGCTGCGCGTAAGTTTTGTTAATCTCGGCATAGATGTCCCAGCAGTAATCTCCGAACCTTACATGTTCTCCCGCCAGTGGAACATTCAGCAGACCGGCTACAGTATCAGCCAGCTGATTGCCGAGATCATCCACATAGTTGTGCACCTCAACGGTATGGCCGGTCGCCCGCAGTACCCTCACCAGCGCGTCCCCGATACAGGAGTTTCTCAAATGCCCGATATGCATACTTTTATTAATGCATACTACATTGACCTGATATTATTAGAGAGATGGTGTCCGGGGGAAGATCTTCAGATCAAAGCTGCTCCCGGTCCCGCCATTTCCCCAGCGCTCACTTTTTTCTTTTCTGTAAGTCGCATATTCAATAACTGATTTTAATAACGCATTTCGTTCCGCAGGTATATCGGTCAGGTAATATACCTTCAAAACGTTTTCGACCAGGGGGATATGCGCCTTACGCGCAAAGGTGCGGCTTTTCTCAGTTTCTAGCTGCTCGCGTACAAGCACAAGAGCTGATTCTGTCTCCGCTATTCTGCCCGCGAGATTTTGGGATCTTTCGAGATAAGTGTCAATTGTATATACGCCCTTTTCAAGCAGGTCGTGTAAATTGCTATTCTGCTTTTTCAAACCAGCCAGCGTTTTTTCGTGTCCCTTTACAATCAATTCCATATTATCGGCCTTTGTTTCTTCAGATTCTTCAGGCTTATAACTTTCCCAATCATTTTTTGCATTTTCAACCCACAGCTTTAATGCCTCGATAACGCGATTCTCGACAATCTCAAATGGACTGCTAACATTGTCACATAGAGTATTTTGACAGTACAATGTGGGCGCTCTATAGGTAGTATAATGTCCATGACGCACCATATTTTTTCCGCATTTTTCACACACGACTAAAGTAGCCAATGGGCTTGTTATTACTCCCTTTGGCGCAGGCGGGTGATACCGTTCGGCCAGAATCTGTTGAGCCAAATCAAAAATCTCCTCAGATATAATCGACTCATGTTTACCCTGATACACTTTCCATTCTGACTTTGGTGAGTAGTATTGCTCCCGTTTTAAAACACCATCTTTTACAACTTTTTTCGTTTTCCTTTTATTCCACGATACCTTGCCTACATAGGTATCACAGGTAATCATCTTTTTAAGAGTTGCGGTAGTCCAGTCCGCCCCCGTTTTAGTCGGAAGTTGCATCAAATTAAAATGTTTGGCAATGCTTGGAAGTCCCATGTGGCCTTGAGTATATAAATCAAATAGCACACGAATGATAGCGGCGGCTTCGGGTACTATTTCAATAGTGGGACTCCCATCCTCCAGCTTTATTTTTTTATATCCATATGGTGGCGTGGAACCTATAAAGTTCCCTTCTTCGACGGACGCCATCCGCCCGCCCTGTAACCGGCGATTGATAGTTTTGTATTCTCTGCGGGACATAAATAGGCCGAATTCGAAGTATTCTTCGTCAAATTGATTGTTAGGATCATAAATTTTCATAGGTGTAATAATCTTAGTTCCACATGCCTTGAAAGCTTCGGCAACAATACCCTGATCTGCTGTGTCCCCACGGGCAAGGCGTTCAACTTCCATAACCAATACGCCCGCCCATCGACCATCTTCCACTTCACCAAGCATCTTCTGAACCTCGGGACGTTCAATGATCCGTTCTCCTGAGACAAGCTCCGAATAGACCGTAGTAATATTGATATTCATTTTTTTGGCAAGGGCCATAAGGGTTGTACGATGCCTTTTCAGGGTCTCGCCTTCTCCACGCTTTTCTGCTTCCAGATCGGCCCGGGACTTGCGCAAATATATGCAATATTCCGCATAGTGTTCCATATAGTGCTTCATATTGTTATACCTCCATTACTTTGGGTGTGATTATGAAAAAATATAATATACTGAAGGACAGAGGCCGATATATAATGACATTAATTAGTTTTATTATATCAGGTGGTGTTACATGATAGGAGAACCTTTGGGCTTTATGTTTTTTTCCATGATTGAGACGTTTGCGTTATATTTTCTGATCATGTGTATGTTTCGCTTCAAGTGGCGCAGGTTTGCATGGCAAGCGCTGACCCTATCTTTTGTAATAAATACTATAAGCTTTTTCCTCAGAGATGATTATCATCTGGGGAATTACATGCCAGTCGTTACAATCTTCTTTTTCTTTGCATTTTTCAAAGTGGTTATGCGATTGCCGATGATATTCAGTTTAATTATAACCGTCGCTGGCTATGTAACTTTTGGTATAGTCCAAGTCATATTGGCAATTTTACTGCTGGGATCGATTGACGCAGTGAAAGATTCATTAACCAATGGTTACGTTCTGCAATTTGCAACGGCTGCTGTTATAATTCCAGGTGTATGGTTGCTTTACAGAATGGGGTACGGTTCAACTTTTGGAGTAGCACAATTGCGCTTTAGATTTGAAGATGTAACGGCAGTTGCCATGATTATTTTGGTTTTGTCTAGCATTACCGCCGTGCTCTATGATAATCAACTTTATGTAATCACAGTTTTTTTTGCTGCCAGTTCATATTATTTCGTACGTTACGCCATAAAAAAGGAGAAGCAGAGTGATTGATAAACTCGCACAAAACACAGCGCTATCGATTAAAAAGGTTGTGCCGCACCATCCGGCCAGCGTGCCAGTACTTAAGTACGCACTGGAGGCGGTGTACAACACCATCTTTATAATCTTCTTTTCCCTGGCTATTGGAGTTATGACAGGCAGGGCGATAGAAGTAGCTGGGGTTCTTATCTCCTTCGCAACACTGCGTCAGATTACCGGGGGAATACATCTTCGCTCGAATACGCTCTGCGTCTTGATTTCGACAGCCGGAAGTACCGCTTTGTCATTTGTGCAGTTTGGGACAACAACGATTTACATCGTTAGTGCAATTGCGGGTGTGCTGACATTGATCTACGCGCCGTCCAGGCTTAACCAGCATAGCCGATACCCGAAGCGATATTACCCTGCGCTTAAGGTTGCTGGGGTAGGGCTGATTGCTCTTACGCTCCTGTTTCCTTCAGCACCTATTGCCGCCTCTATATTAATTCAATCCTGTACCTTGATTAATCAAAGGAAAGGAGGTGAATCACACCATGAATAAATTACATCAATTTGCCGCACGTTCACAGCGCGTAGCGCTTTTTACACTGGCAACCTGTCTTGCTGCAATCGCACCTATGATTGTTAGTGCTAATAGCATTCTATTTGTACACCAACCTGAGCCGCCGGAAGATTTGTTGAAATAGCAAATGGAGTGATCTATATGACAACAACGCTTGCTCTGACAAAGGACAAGGAAGGCATATCCGGGATTATCAACATACCTGTTCGCGATGTATACTACTTCGAATCTACCTATGGCAGGACAAGCCACATCGATGTGTATACAAGAAGCGGAATGTATTATACTATGGGAACGATGAGGTACCTAATGGATACTCTGAACAGTAGCGGTTATCGCTTCTCTAAGGGTGATAGATCAGCATCGATTAACCTTGATAGAGTTGTCCGAGTCGATAAATTTTTAAAAACTGCATTTTTTGATGATAGTAATGCTGGCTGTATGCTGACCAATCGGGGATATAACACTTTGATCAAGGAACTTCAGCAAGTTAACATTTCATTTGTGATGATATAGGCTGCCTAATGGCGGCTTTTTTTGTCGTTAAATAAAAAACTATATTATATCATAAATTGCGGAAAAACATTGTCGGAAAAGATCGGATTTTTTCGACAAATATTGTGCAACTCGCATTCCGAGATTTTATGTACATATGACCTGAGATGTTATTTAATTAATTCAACGGTTGAACTCATTTGACAAAATAACTGAAGTATGATTGTTGATGATACTTCAAGAATTCTTGAAGTTCCGACCAGACCGGGAGGATAAATCCTCCTAGCCGCCTTTTGAATCCTTTACAGGGACGACCGTTATCTTGCGCCAAGTATACAGTAATTCAGGTGTGGGCAGGTTGAAAGCCTTGCTTATCGTCATTGAGGTCGAGAAGCCCATTTTTGTTTTATTCCTGGCGTAATCGGATAACTGACTTTCTGGAATCCCAGTTATGATATGTATCATTCGCTGAGTGATTCCGGTCTTCTCGTAAAGTTCGTACAGGCGGCAACGATCCGGTTCATACCGCATCGTACCTGCTCCTTTATTTAATTGCAATATTTGAGAAACTCGCAACATTTACGAACTTGTGTTCCTGTGATAAGATAATTATACCTACACCCAGAATCGGATGGTGGCAAGATGTCAACACACAAAGAAATTATGCTTAATCAAGTACTGGATGGTACGGGCTTTCCAAAAGAGGAAATTCCCGGATTCATAGAAAGAATGAAATCAGTCTTCCTCACTGAAGATGATTTTTGCGGCAGTCTTCAACTTTTTTTGGACGGCAGGATCGGTAAGGTCAAAACCTAACTCACCCTCCAGGTCTTCGAAAAATTGTATTTTCTTTTGTGTTAATTCATTTTTAATATCAGCCACCGAACGGAAATAACCGTTATCGCTGGACTCTTTAATTTGCATCTGATTCGCTTGTCGTATTTCCTTATAGTCCTCTTCGGCATTTTTAATCATTTCGGGATAAGGATTGTTCTTAAATATAGGTTCCCCAGCTTCATCTACATAGTCAGATAGTTTGATCTCGACTCCCCTGTAGATGATGGAGTTCGTCATAGGGAGGAAATGTCGTTTCAACTGAGCAATCAATACGGTGGCATACTCAGGATGTTCCTTAAGCGGACCTAATGCTAGTCGATGCTTGTAGTCAGCAGCAAACACATTATTAAACATCTCAATCTTCTCTAATAGTTCCTCGTTGATCTTCCCTTTAGAACGGAATTCCTCAAGATACATTACCAATGTTCCGAAAAAAGAAAATAGTTCACCGGTATTGCTGGCCTCCGTGAGAATGGATTTAATCTCATCGGGGGCTTTTTCTATATACCCCGCCAACAATAGCGCGTCTATATCTCCTCCAGTAACTTCCGCTAATGCTCTTGTTATATCTTCTCCGGCTGGTGGATGAACACCATTTTGAAGCTTACTTATATAAGCTTTGTTTGTTGAAAATCCTTTAATCCTCATCTGTTCTTCAATCTCTCGAAGACTCAAACCCGACTTATCAATATAAGATTTTAACAACTCTTTGTACTCCATGTTTTCACCTCTGATATGTATTTTATCTTTCGTTGTCATTCAAAGTCAACGTGAGTAATTATATTTTTCGTTATCAAGTATTGACAACGGGAGATTATTGGTGTAATTTGATTATAACGTTATTAATGAATGACAACGTTACAAACAAATAACACCATAAGGTGGTGAGATTTTGAAATACTCAACCCTTCTTAAACATTCAATCAGCAAAGAACGTATGACGCTGGGAGAAATTGAAGAGAAGTTAAAAAATCATGGACAAAAGACCAACAAAGCCTACATTAGCAAACTTCAAAACGGTAAGTTGCCACCACCAGGAGACAAACTTAATGACGCCCTAGCCATTGTTCTTAATATTGACCCAATTGAACTCAAAGTTGCTGCTTACCGCGAAAAAATACCGCCTGAAGTTTTAAAACGTCTCTGCTCGGCATAATGGGAGGTGCAATCATGGCAGTTCACTTAAAAACGTCGGAAAATTCATTGCCAGTTGGGAACGTTGTAAAAACGGTAATGATTGGCGGCGGCAAGGTAGAATTCTGCGACGACTTTGTTGCTCGTACTCCTGAAGCAATCCAGCGCGTCAAAAAGGATATCTATACTAACGCCTGGGCAATTGTGATGAGACTACGTTCCGAAGGAGTTTCAATTTAAAAACCCGCCGTGCATAATCGCAACGGCGGGCGGGGAATGGCTTCGGCAAGGGGAATTGCTTAACAACATCATACATCACGACTCTGTCCGATAGCATCCCCATAACTCGGACAAAGAAGGTGGAATAACATTGGCAATTGGACATTTTTCCTCAGCTCTACAGGATGTTATACAACGGAAGGGCCATACATTGGCCCAGGCTGGCAGAATTGCGAATGTGGACGGTTCGCTGGTCGGCAAGATTGTCAAAGGTAGCCGGAAAGCAAGTGAACCTGTTATGAAAGCGGCGGCTGAAAAATACGATGATGGACAACTGTTCCTAGCGGCAGCAGCCGAAGTGACGGGGGGCGCATTCACTCCTTGGCTGGACAACGTAGATCTACATAGAGCAAGCGTCCTGTTCAAAACACTTGAGGAAATGAGAGAGGTGCTGGACGCTTCAGGGTTAGCCCCGATCAGCAAGACCAACGCTCAGATCAATGAGTCGGAGCGCCAGCAGATTAAACGGCTGCTCATGGAGACAGTCGAGGCAATAACGGCGCTGACACACTTGGCCGCAGCAATATGTAAGGAGTATTCGTTCAGTTGGCTTGAAACGTGGAAAGAACACCGCGCCGAGCTGAAACTTAAAAACTACATGAAATGAGGTAGAGGGATGGAAAGAATAGCATTGGTTGCCGAAGCGAAAGCCGCCGGAGCCGCCGCAAGGCATAATTTGAGGGTAATCCGCAAGCAGCCCGATAAGATGCTGCCGGGGAGAGCGAAGGAAGCAGAGATCCATCTAAATACGATGATCTACTTTTTGGAAATGGAAATGAAAAACGACCGCCGGTCAGGGCAGTCGCAGGTGATAACCCGTCTTAAGAGTCTCATTGTGTCCATTTTAACCGTAGATCGCACTGAGCGCAAGGGGGGCAAGGGATATGTTGGACTATGATTTTTATTATGGGCATAGCTTGAATACTTTTAGCGAGTACAAAGATGCTTACAAAAATATATTTGAAGCAAGGTCTATGAGTAGCAGTTTTTTTGTTTTTATGGTCAAGAGTATTTTCGAGAGAACAGGTACATCGGATGAAGAGAAATTGACTGAAATTAGAGCTATGAATGACGCTTTCGACAATAGCTTTCCCGCCTGATGAGGCCTGATGGATACAGGCCGAAACCCCGCAAGGGGTCGCGGATATCCGCAAATATACTGAAAGGGGAATGGCATTATGATTCCAGATCATTTGCATCAGGATCGTTACTGGCGGGGGCTGCTTCGACTTGAACGGTAGGGAGGCGGCAATATGCTTGTAATCAAAGGTGACACGGTGCGGACAAGCTGCGGCCTGTATGGTGAGGTACTGGATACATGGGGCATTGCCCGTCCTTGGGCAAAGCTCCGCAAGGGAGACGGGGGATTAGCGTTCTTTCTCCGCACGAATGTAACGGAGATTGTGAAACGACCGCCAGTTAAGAAGGGCAAATGATGATGATACAGCAGAGGTGAGTTTATGCCCGCAGATAGCTTTCCCTTTCCGATGTTCTCGGGGCTGATGGTGCCGCAGCATTATAAGCAAATTGGCTCGGCACTATGGCTATTTGCTTGGTGCATTAGCTCCACCACGGTCGAAGTCGAAGACGATGGAATCGTTTGGGGAATTGTCCTTGGAGGCAAGCCGATGAAACTATCTGAAATCGGTGAAAACTTTGGGGTTAACGACAAGACAGTTAGTAGGTGGATCAGTGATCTACAGGATCACGGTTATCTCCACATCACCAGGGCGCCCCGGGGTTTGATCATTAAGGTGAAAAATTCAAAAAAGGGCCTTCTGAAGCGATCAGACAAAAATGTTCCTTCATTAAAATGTGATCAGACAATTATGTCCGATCAGGACGACAGAGACCAGACATATTTGTCTGTTCATGGCGACGGTGATCAGACATATTTGTCCGTTCACTTCGATGGTGATCAGACAGAAATGTCCGATCATAGGCCGGGTTTAGGTAGTGATCAGACAAAAATGTCCGATGCAAAAGATATTACTACTACTACTACTACCACTACTACTTTAGAAAAAGAGTGGTGGGAAGAAGAACCCAATCAAGAACCTTCAGCCGATGGGATGATTTCCATCCTGGACGCTTATTGCAAAATGCACTCCAAACTTGATATTCACGTTTCGTCTGCTGAACGCCAAGCTATGGGTCAGATGGTCGCCGGAGGGATTTCTGTTCCTTTTACCATCCAAACTATGGCAACTATGTTCAAGGCGAAGAAGACCCGGCAAGGCAAGCGCTTTGAACCGGCCAAGAGCTTCACTTACTACGTGTCTGGGATTAAAGAGGCATGGGAGAATTCCCAGGCGGTAAGTGAGCCGGAAGTTAAACCGGAAACGAAGCGCAAGGCAAAGGCAGCTCCATCAGAGCCGCCGCGCAAAACTAAACAACAGCAGGAGCTTGAAGAGTTGAAACGCAGAGCGAAGGAGGAAAGGGAGCTTGAAGAGAGCACAAGTTATTGACTTGCTTATAAAGCTCAAGGAGGAATATTCCCAGGTTGATACTAGTATCCCTGAGATAGACCGCCTTTATGAGAACTTGAAGGACTTCCCATTTGATGTTGCCTGCGAGAATGTTCGGCAGCACATGCTTACGAACCCATGGCCTCCAAAGATTGCACAGATCCGTGGCGGTGCCAGTGACCTACGGGATCAGCGTAAATTCAAAGATCAGACAGCGGAGTATTTTGCGGAAAGGGACAAGGCCCAAGCTGCTGCCAAGCCTATGCCCACCGGATGGAAGGAGGCGCTATATGCAAGGCTCAATAAGGGTACTGCCGCACAATGAAGATGCTGAATTAGCAGTCTTAGGTGCTGTCCTGGTCGATGAAACAGGAAATGCCATGGATTCTGCAATCAGCGTTGCTCCAGAGGTGTTTTATAACCCTATTAACCGGACGATATTTTCAGCCATGCGGGATTTACATAACGCGGGGGAACAAGTGGATATCCGTTCATTAGTGGTCATGCTTAATCACAAGAAGAGTCTGGAAAAGGTTGGCGGAACTTATCATATCTCCCGGATTGCATCAGCTTCTCCTACTGCTTCCGACATTGATTATTTCCTTGGAGTGATCAAGGATAAATTGACCTTGCGTCAGGCAATAAGAGACGCCGAGGCTCAAATTGATCTAGTGTTTGACAGTGATGATGCCAGTGCGGTAGTGGCGAATGCTCTGACAAAATCGGCAGCGTTGTCCGATCAAACCGCCCCGAAAAAGGATTTCAAAAGTACCAAGGATATCGGCATGGCTTTTATAGATACCATTGAGAAGCGTGTAGACAATCGTCTGAACGGAAATATCAGCGGTAAAGAAACGGGATTCGTGGACTTGGACAAGCTCACAGGTGGATTCCAAAAGCAAGATCTGATTATCGTTGCTGCGAGGCCATCCGTTGGTAAAACAGCGTTTGCTCTGAATATTGCTCAAAATGCGGCAGCATTATCCGATGAACCGATTGCTGTGTTCAGTCTTGAAATGTCAGAACAGCAGCTCATGCAGCGTATGTTGAGTGCAGAGGTGAATCTTGATGCCAATGATCTTCGAATGGGCGATATCACCAGTGATGATGATTGGGGCAAGTTGGCGGTTGGTTTAACGAAACTGTCTGAGAGGAACATCTTCATCGCTGATGATCCTATCGTTACGGTTCATGACATTCGTGCCAAGTGTCGCCGCCTTAAGAGAGAGCAAGGGTTGGGAATGATCGTTATTGACTATCTGCAACTCATTCAGGGTAGCAGTGGCAAGCGCGGTTCAGAGAATAGGCAGCAGGAAGTATCTGAGATATCCCGCGTGCTGAAGCAGATTGCCCGGGAATTAGATGTGCCGGTGATTGCCCTTTCCCAGCTCAGTCGAAATGTGGAGCAGCGACAGGACAAGCGCCCGATTATGAGCGATCTGCGGGAGTCTGGTTCCATTGAGCAGGATGCCGATATTGTAGCCTTCCTTTACCGGGACGACTACTACAATCAGGATACCGAGAAGAAGAACATTATCGAAATCATCATTGCCAAGCAGCGAAACGGCCCGGTGGGCACGGTGGAACTGGTATTCCTGAAGCAATTCAATAAATTCGTGAATTATGAGAGGGCGCACAGCGCATGATGCTGCGTCATGACAATAGAGGTTGGGTCTTGATGAACAATTAACTTTAAGGGGATGAAATGTATGGATTCAGCAATCAGAAAAATTCAAAAAGCACTTAAATTAGCAGACCGAAATTCAAATGCAGAGGAAGCGCAGGCGGCAATTCTTCTTGCACAGCGATTGATGGCTAAACACGGCTTATCTGCTTCTGATATTGGTTCTGATGAGCAAAAGCAGCCGGAGGCTCAGGAAGGAAAGATTCGCAAAAGCAGAATTGAGTGGTGGCACCGTAAGTTGCTGAATATTGTGGCCGATAATTTTCGTTGCTTCTCGTTCTATGCAAGTGGTTCCTATATTGGATTTCTCGGTCTCCCTGAAGATGTTGAAATAGCAAAAGAAGTATATGTATTTGCTGAAGATGCGCTTCGCTACCATTCCAGTGAATTTCTGAAAACGCGAGTGAATTACTTTGGATCACGGAAGAGAACCAATGCCTTGAAGAACGATTATATTACCGGATTCCTTCAAGGATTGCGCGAAAAATTCAAGGAACAAGTTGAAACTGAAAGCTTGGCATTAGTGCTTGTAAAGCACGAAGTGGTTGTTCAGGCAAATGATGAAGCGAACTGGAAGACTGGTAAGCCGATTCAAATGACTAGTTTGGGCAACGGTGAAGCCCGGGCGTAGGGTTATAAGGATGGCCGGAATTTCAATAACCCAATAGGGAAAATGATTGGATAGAAAGGCGGTGACCACAATGGACGGACTGGTGATTAAGCCGAAATGGGCCGATTTGATTCTTTCCGGGGCCAAGACATGGGAAATCAGAGGAAGCCGGACAGGCAAGCGCGGGACGGTCGGAATTATCAAGAGTGGAACGGGCAAGGTGTTCGGTACGGTCGAGATATCAGGCTGTGTTCCCCTTACAATGTACGCCTGGGATGCCAACCAGGACAAGCACTTTGTACCATACGCAGATATCAATTATAAAACCCCGTATGCCTGGGTAATGGGGAATCCAGTTATCTTCTCGGAGCCGATTCCTTACATTCATCCACAAGGGGCAGTCATTTGGGTCAAGCTTTGGGAAGGAGGCAACCATGAGCATCCACCCGCAAGCGCTGAACATGATCAATATGGCATTGGGCAAGGTGGTCCGCAAAGGGAGAAAGGCTGAACGATTTCAATTGTATGTATGGCCGCAATCTGAGCTGGCGAAATGTCAAACGATAAAAACAGCATTCGGGAACTTACGGATTCACCCAGATGAATACCTGTCAAAAGGATATTCCTTCATTCGGGAAGATTGGGGCGGTGGGCAAATAGGCTTTGCCTGGGTCTGCTATCCAAAGACAGCTAACATCTTTGAAAATAGAAAAGATCAGAAACATGCTTAATGAAGATTAGACGTAAGATATTCTTAGAATGCTCCTGAGAGGATGATACTCATGACAGAAGGTGCTAATCCCAGTGAAACGCTCAAGCGAATCGTTGGATCTATCGGCGAGGTCTTCAGAAAGTTATGGAAGGTGGTTAAGGCATTCGTTCGGAAGCTGACAAGAACATTTATCTTCGCTTGTCGTAATGTTACTGGCCTCAAAAAGAACGTTAGGATATATTTCCGCACCAAGAACAGACGGATCAAGCGGAAGCAGCAGCAAGTCATCTTCACAACTTTGGCGAGACTGATTTAGAAACTGAATAGTGGACGCATATAGCGAAGTATAAAAAATGAATAAGGAGCGTGTACAAATGATTACCAAGTCCATTGAATTAACGCTACATGAATCAGTATGGAAGGCATTAGAAATGGATATTGAAGCGTCCGGCGGTAACGTTAATATAGCAGATCTGTTACGCGGAGTAGTGACGGAATCCTATTGGAGCAAGATGGAGTTAATGGGTCTCAAATTACCCATGTACGAAGGGCCAAAATAATACTTTGGTGCACAGTCCGAAGATACCTTGAAGGAGTGAAGAGAATGGATGCAAATGAGGCTCTTAATCTCATTAAACAAGAGTTTGAAAAAAGTCTTAAAGTTGGCTTGTTGAATCTACAGGTTAAATGGCTTATTGATCGGGCTGAAATACTCCAGAGGATTGAAAACCGTTGGAATGAAGTTGAGGGGAATGGGTTAAGTGAAGGAGCTCTCGATTTCTACGATTTTGTTCAGGACACGCTGTTCGATACAGGTGAATGAAAAGACCCCCTAATCCTTGGCCGGGGCTGGGGGTCAATAAACGAAAAATATACCTCAAACCCATTATAGCATAAAGGGGCGAGGGGAATGGCAATGGTATTGGAACAAGGGGAATTGTTTCCAAGTGCAACCGAAGTTGATATTGAAATCACAAAAGTATTACTGCGCAAATATCCCAAAATGGCAATTACCGTCAATGGATTAAAGTTGAGAGGTTCGCTTTCCCCAAAAGAGAAATCCACTCTTAAAAAGTGGGACCCCATAATCAGAAATATTGAGTTAGCGATTCATGCCATATTGGATTTAGAAATAAAAGAGATTATGCAATACCGGTTCATAGATCGAAACCCGCGAAAAGCAGCATTGATAAAATGGTCGATCTTCTCAGAACGGTCATTTGATAGGAAGATCCAGGAAGGGACAGAATCAGTAGCTGGCACCCTTAAAATGCTTGGCATCATCTAAAACGTGTCTGTAATCTGTCTGTAAAGTGTCTGATTTAGGTCAGTTAAGCGTCAGCAAAGCGTCTGTATTTTGGATTTAAAGTTGGGACATAGGACGGAAACATCGTCCGGGTGTCCCTGCTACCCCTTATCCCAGCAGGACTCGGCCATGCTGAATCAGTGATGAAGCACCTTTGACAAGCGCAAGACGCAAAGGGAGTGGAGCTGTAGCACTAGTAGCAAGTAGGTGTTCGCGGCGGTATGGTGCGGGGAATGAGAGTTCATAATGCTCTCGACGCGCTCCACCCGGGCGCGATAGGCACATAGGGGAAGTTTGTCGGTCATACCGTCCTTCACCATGCAAATACGGGGAATTGTAAATAATGTTAATAATCAGAGTCGCCCTTCACGGGGCGGCTTTTTATATTGGGGGAAAAGCAATGAATCAGGCAAGGAGGTTTATAGAGCCGCCGGAACCGAAGCAGCCGGTTAAATGCAAAGGCTGTGTATGGGGCAAATGGGAAGCTTCGGCCCAATTCTGTGCGAAACCGATCTGTGTAAAACAGGACGGGGGTGGCGGTGGGCATGGATGAACTTTGTTCAGCCGATCCGCAGCCAGGAAACTATCAATGAGATAAAAGCCTATTTCTTGATGGACAGTCACCGCAATTACATGATGTTCGTCTTTGGGATCAATACCGGGCTGCGTATTCAGGACATTCTGAAATTCAAGGTCAAGGATGTGACCGGCGATCAGATAGTCATGAATGAGATGAAGACCGGGAAGCGCAAAATCATCCAGGTCAACCCGACGCTTAAACGGGACATTAAGAAGTACACGGCCAACATGAAGCCGGACGATTACCTGTTTCCTTCGCGCCAGGGCAAGAACAAACCGCTGAAGCGAGATATGGCCTATAAGATCATGCGACGGGCTGCGGGCGAATTTGGTTTGGTAGACATCGGAACGCATACCCTGAGGAAGACCTTTGGCTATCATATGTATCAGAAGACCAAGGACATCACGCTGGTTCAGAGCCTGCTTAACCATTCAGACAAGAGCATCACCATGCGCTATATAGGTATGGATCAGGACATGATGGATGCTGCGATGAACCGTTTTGGCCTATGAGTTATTCATAATTAGCGAGTATGTAACTCAACCCGGGGAAGGTTGACAAAGCCTTGATCTATAAGGAGTAGCAGCACCCCCGGCAGTTATGCTCTCTAATAAGATATGAGGAACTGCCCTTTTATACAAAGTATGCAGTTTAGCCCTGAATCAAGGGTTGTTATGAATTGAATAGTAGCAGAAAGACGCCCTTTATATAAGGGCTTTTCGTCGTTGCTCTCTCAGAAACGACCATGAATTTTTATGCATAGGGGTTGTGATGCTGTGCCATTGATGAAGTTCTGCCGGAAGTCCGGCTGTAAGGCGCTGGTTGCGGACGGATATTGCGAGGCTCACAGCGACACGGCCCGGAAGTTTGAGCAGCAGCGAGGGTCAGCCGCAGAGCGTGGGTATGACCACAAGTGGAAGGTCGCAAGGGCTAGGTTCCTGCGGCACAATCCCTTATGCGTCCACTGTTTCGAGGCTGAGTTGGTGGTCGAGGCTACGGTTGTTGACCATATCATCCCGCATAGGGGTGACCTGACACTGTTCTGGGACATTCAAAACTGGCAGGCGTTGTGTGCTTCCTGTCACGGTTTCAAAACTGCCAAGGAAGACGGCGGCTTTGGCAATGCTGCCAGGGGGTAGGGGGGTAAAATATCTAAAAACTTTTTAGATAGGAGACCGCATTGGACTTTAATTACGTAAAAACTCGTTTTATGAAACTTTTCGAGATTTCAGGAGGTGGCCCGGATGGGCAGAAATGCCAAGCCTGTTGATCTGCAAATTGCCGAGGGCAATCCTAATCGTTTGACGAAGGAGCAGATTCAGCAGCGGAAAGAAGCGGAGGTCAAGCTGGGGAAAACAGACCTGGAGAAGCTTCGCCCCCCGCCTTTAGTCAAAACGGATGCCGTTGCTCTGGGTCACTGGAAGCAGGCGCTGAAGGAATACAAGGAAGCGGCGAAGAACGGAGCTACCCTCTTAAGTAGTTCGGACGTCGGCCTGCTGGCGATGTACTGCCGCACGTATTCTGAATATGAGAAGCTGCTTATCCAATATCAGACGATTGAGAACATCAAGATTGATGCCCACATCTTCGACGAATATTTCGACCATGCCGAAGATGTGGAGGGAGTGGAGCTGAAGGCGCTGGTCTACCTGTCTCAGTTAGCCTCACTGGAAGGTGTCTTGAAAATCGAGACGGCCATTAACAAGAAAATGGACATGCTGCTGAAAATGCAGGACCGTCTATTCCTTAACCCTTCCTCCAAAGTTAAGAATGTTCCAGCGCCGAAGAAGAAGCAGGAGACCCCGAGCAAGTTCAGTCGTTTCGGGAACCGCAGTGGATAGCGTTCGGATTTATCCCTATAACACTGTATCGGAGCAGGACCGGGTGACGGCATTCGCCCATGAGGTCGTTTCGGGCCGGATTATTGCCGGGAAGACCCAGCGGCAAGCCTGTGAACGGCACCTTCGGGACTTGAAACGGCAAGGGACGGCGGACTTCCCGTATGTCTTCGACCCTGATCGTGCCCATGACATCATTGAATTTGCCGAAGCCTTAACCCTGGCGGAAGGAGCGGACCCGGAGCCATTGAGGCTCTGGGGGTTTCAAGACTTCATTTTTGGTTCGTGGAATGGCTGGCTGACCTTAGATGGGTATCGTCGATTCCGTTCATCCTACGTTCAGTTAGCCCGCCAAAACGGGAAGTCGCTAGGTAATGCCGTTCCCTCCATGTATTACGGCAACTTCGACGGCTACCATTATCCGCAGGTCTATTGCACTGCGACGAAGGAAGCCCAGGCCCGCATTGTATTGAAGGAATGTATCAAATTCATCAATGCGGACGAAGAGCTGGGGGGATCGGAGTATGAGAAGGGGCTATTTGACGTCAAGGAGTACAAGGGCGTCGTCTTTTGCAGGCAGACCAACGGGGAAATCCGAGCGCTAGGCCGGGATACAAAATCCATTGATGGATTCCGGCCATACTTTGCCAGCGTCGATGAGTATCACCTGCACAAAGACAACCAAATGTACAAGCTGCTGAGTGACGGAACCGTCAAACTCAAAGAGTGCCTGATATCCGTCATTACAACGGCGGGCTTTGACCTCAACGGACCGTGCTTCGAGCTGTACGAACATTGCAAGCTGATCCTTGACGGACTGCACCAGGATGAAACACAGTTTATTTTCATCTGCGAGCTGGACAAGGACGATGATGTTTGGGACGAAGCGAATTGGCCGAAGGCAAGCCCACTTTGGACGGAACAGACGCTGAAGAGTTTGCGAATGGCAGCGAATACCGCCAAGGCCATGCAGGGGTCCGAGCTGCGCAACTTCCTGACGAAGTGGCTAAACCGTTGGGTTCAGTTCGCGGACAACCAGTACATGAACCGCGAACACTGGAAGGCTTGCGCTTCAGACCTGACGCTGGAAGATATGAGGGGCCGGGAGTGTTACCTTGGGCTGGATCTTTCCTCCGGGGGAGACTTAACTTCCGGTGCTTTGGAATTTCCATTCGACAATGAGTCGGTGGAACGCAAATACTTCATTGACTCTCATAGCTGGATTCCAGCGGCGCGGGTGGCAGAACATGTGCAGACCGACAATGCGCCTTATGATATGTGGATCATGGACAGGCTGCTCACGCCAACCGAAACCATGGGCGGGGTGAAGACGGACTACAAATATATCATCGCGCATTATCGGGACCTGATTAAAAAGTATAACCTCAAACTGAAAGGCATCGCTTATGACCCTCATAATGCGGATGCCTTTTTGTCTGACCTGGAAGAATTCGGCGTCGATGTGGTCGAGATTGTCCAGAGTGCCCGCAGCCTGAACGACGCTACCGTCGATTTCCGGCTGGAGGTTGAGGCGGGCAACGTCTTGTATGACCGGCGCAATAAGCTGCTGACCTGGAGCATGGCAAACGCCAGGACAACAAGCAATAGCTTCGGTGAGATCAAGATCGATAAGGAGCCGGGGGCCAAAACAAAGCGTATTGACCCAGTGGATGCCGTTATCGACGCCCACAAGCTTGCGCTTTCCCAGGCAGGACAGAAGCCGTCGGTGTATGAAGAACGGGATGTTCGCGTTCTCTAAATCCATTCCGAATAGGAGGTGAAAACCTTGAAAATTCCGTTTATTTCAAATTTTTTTGAGAAAAGAAGCGAATCCAGTAATTTGAGCGACCCCAAGCGCTGGTTATATGAAGCCTTCGGCATCCCGTTCGGCCGTGGGATTCGGGTATCGGAGTCCACGGCCATGCGGTCCACGGCAGTGCTGGCTTGTGTGAGGATACTTGCGGAAACTGTCGCTTCCTTACCTTTGCCCATATACCGGCGGCTGAATCCCCGGGGCAAAGCGCGGGCCAATCATCCCGTCGGTGACATCTTGCAGCGGGCACCGAATCCGCGCATGACGGCATTCACCTTCCGCGAAACGATGATGGCCCATATTCTCTTGTGGGGGAACTGCTATGCCGAGATTGAGTACAGTTCGGAAGGGGAGGTTACCGCACTTTGGCCGATTCCGCCGCACCGGGTCGAACACATGGAAACAGCGGAGGGAGACCCGTTTTTCCGAGTGACCACCAGCAACGGGCAGCAGCATAACGTTCCCTTTTATGCGATGTTCCATATTCCCGGACTTGGATTTGACGGGAAAAAGGGAATATCGGTCATTCGCTGGGCGCAGCAATCCATTGAACTGTCCTTAGCTACAGAACAGTTCGGCATAGAATTCTTTCTTAACGGCACCAATGTAGGGGCCGTGGCGACCCATCCCGGAACCTTGACGGATACGGCCTATGAACGGCTGAGTAAATCGCTTCGGGAGAAATACGAAGGGCTGGGGAAGGCGCACCGGCTGATGCTGCTGGAGGAAGGTATGACCTTCAGCAAAAACACCATTCCTCCGAATGATGCGCAGTTTCTGGAGACACGCAAATTTCAGATTCTCGAAATCGCCCGTTTGTTTCGTGTGCCGCCTCACATGCTGGCAGACCTGGAGCGGGCGACCTTTTCCAACATCGAGCAGCAGGGCATTGATTTTGTGACCCATACCGTGCGGCCTTGGCTCATCCGATGGGAGCAGACGATTAACTGGAAGCTGTTCACCGGCAAGGAGCAGAAGAAGTATTACGCCGAATTCCTGATTGAAGGGTTCCTTCGCGGAGAGACGAAATCGCGCTATGAAGCCTATAGCATCGGGCGCAATGGCGGCTGGCTATCCGTGAATGAGATCAGGGAGAAGGAGAATATGAATCCGATTGAAGGCGGGGACGAATACTTGCGCCCACTCAACATGACGGAAGTAGGCAAAGAAGATCCAAAAGACGACGGTGGGGGAGGTGAGACAGACAATGAAGACGGAGAAGGAACAAAGGGAACTGCTGCTACAGGGGAGTAAGCTTGAAATTCGGCGCGAGGACGGCGAGCCTGCAAAAATCATCGGGTATGCCGTCCGTTGGGATCAACTCTCAAAACCCATCTTTGGTTACTTCCAGGAAAAATTCGCCCGCGGGGCCTTCGCGGCCAGCCTGGTTAACCCGGATGTATATGCGGCTTGGCAGCATGACAGCCGGGAGGTGCTGGGTCGAACGCCGAACACCCTACTATTAACCGAGGACGAATTGGGGCTGCGCTATGAAATCACGCCGCCGAGCTGGGCAGAGAAATACATTGAGACGATTGAGCGCGGCGACGTGCGGGGATCGTCTTTTATTTTTCGCGCCGTCCGGGAAGAGTGGGACGAATCTAACGAAGATATGGCGATTCGCACCGTGATGGAAGCGGAGCTATTCGAGGTCAGCCCGGTCACATCGCCCGCCTATCCGCAGTCCAGCGTTGGCATTCGGTCGGCAGAAGAGATTTATCAGGCCCGGCCGAAGCCGCCGGAAGACGAGGCAGAAGCCCGGCAGGCATCGGCGCTGCTTGAACTGGACATGAGGATGAAAAAAATCAACCTATAGGGAGCTGGAATAATTGAAAAATTTGATTGATCTGAGAAAGAAACTGAAGGACAAGAAGGATGAAATGCGGGCGCTGATTACGACGGCCCAAACCGAGAAGCGCGGGTTCAATGATGAAGAAGAATCTAAGTTCGCGGCAATGGAAGAAGAAGCGCGCAGCCTGGAAGATGAGATTAAGCTGGAAGAACGGGCGCAGCAACTTGCGATGGGTGGGGCAGGCACTAAGAGAAGCGTAGAAGATTCCCAGCATGAGGATGAATTCAGGAACCTGGGCGAATTCATTGCAGCTTACCGCGAAGACCCACATGATCCCCGGTTAAAGGAATACCGCGAGCTTGCAGCGGGGACCAAAGCATCCGGCGGCGTGTTTGTGCCTCCAAAGTTTTCGGCGCAATTGTTCGAGATCACGCCGGAACAGGCCGTTGTTCGGCCCCGTGCGGTCGTTATCCCGGCCGATGATGTTGCACCAGACGCCAGCATCACCTTCCCGGCACTGGACCAGGGCGCAGGCAGCAATATGTATGGCGGTGTCGAAGTGACTTGGATCGGTGAAGGAGACGAAAAGCCGGAGACCAATACCAAATTTAAGGATTTGACGCTGACACCGCACGAAGTCGCCGCCCATATCGTCATTACAGACAAGTTGCTGCGCAATGCGCCTGCCGTCAATACCATCGTTACCCGGCTGTTCCGGGGTGCGATTGCAGCGGCTGAAGATGATGCTTTCCTCTATGGCAACGGTGTAGGCAAGCCGAGCGGAGCTGTAGTATCGGCGGCTACTGTCACGGTGCCGCGCGAAACAGCCAATCAGATTAAATATGCGGATATTGTCGCGATGTTGGCAAAGGCCAAGCTTGGCGGCTCTCTGGTGTGGGCGGCATCACAGTCCATTCTGCCGCAGCTCCTAACCATGAAGGACGACGCTGGGAACCTGATTTTCCAGCCGAATATTGCGGACAAGATGACCGGAACCCTCCTGGGCTATCCGATTCGCTTCACGGAGAACGCCCCGGTTCTGGGCACGGTGGGCGACCTAGTACTTGCTGATCTTGGCTACTATCTGATTAAAGATGGTTCAGGCATTTTCATCCAAGCTTCTGAACATCCACTGTTCCGCCAGAACAAAACCATCATCAAGGCGTTCTGGAATGTGGACGGCAAACCGTGGGTCAGCGGTCCGTTCACGTTGAAAAACGGCTATCAGGTATCCCCGTTCATCAAGCTGGGCGCACCAACGGTGTAATCATGGCCCTTCGGGGCCTTTAATATGGGAAGGAGAGGATTCAAGTGGCGAAAAAGCACTATCATGTAACTGCCGAATTTGTGGACAAGGAGACGGGGGAGACGATTCTTCCCGGTTCGGTTTTCGAAGCGGACGACGAACGTCTGGTGCTGCTGCGGGCTGCGGAGGTCGTCGGGAAAGAGGCGACGAAGGCAGAGGTAGAAGCCGCGCTGAAGGCGGGGAACGACGATGCTGACAACGTTAAAACGGGCTAAGGCGGCGCTGGACATAGCCGATTGGGATACGGAACAGGATATTGCCTTGGAATTGGCATTGGCGGCGTCGAGCGAAGCCATTGAGCGGGAATGTAATCGAATCTTTGAGCTGAAGACGCACCGGCAGCGCTTAGACGGTCCGGGCACACAGTTTCTCCGGCTGCGGAACTTCCCGATTCAGTCCGTATCCGAAGTGAAGGAGGACGGTGCGGTTCTGAAGGAATCCGCCTATGAGATTGAGTCAGAAAACGGCATGTTATTTAAGCGGTTCTGCTGGCCTTGTGGGACGCGAAACATCGAAGTGGAGTATACGGCGGGGTATGTCCTTCCGAACGACACAGCGGGCGCACCAGTTGCCACATTGCCGCGAAAATATGAGTTGGCCTGCATCCTGTTCGCCCAAACTCTGTTACAGACACCGGGCGTGACTTCGGAGCGGGTCGGGGATATATCTGTAACGTATGCCGCAGCGGCGTCGGGAGAGTTGCCCGTCGCTGTAGCGGCGCTTATCCGATTGTGAGGTGGGACTATGGCAAGAGCAAGAGCAAGACGCGCTGGCGTGCAGGTGACTGGCGAGGATAACCTACGTGAGCTGGCCGAGCGTCTGCGGCCGTTGATGGAAAAGAAGGTCCGCATTGGTATGCAAGGGGATGCCGAGCTTGCAATGATTGCAAGTGTCCACGAATACGGATCGTATAAGATGAACATCCCCGCCCGTTCCTTTATCGGGACCGGCAAAAAGAAAGGACAAACGCCAATCGGCAAGCTGGTCCGCGCCGGGGTAACGGAAATCGCCCACGGCCGCAAGTCGGTTGATTCCCTGTTTGCGGAGATCGGGGAGGTGGGACTTGATCGGATGGTTAAGAATTTCAACCGAATCAAGGAACCTTCCCTATCCGCCCGATATGCAGCACATAAGACTGGTCCCCGGAAGCTATTGCAGCGGGACGAGGACTTGCGCGACTCCCTGACCTTCGATGTCGTTCCAAAGGGGGAATAAGGATGAGGCATTTCAGATTCGCTTCTGTGGTTCGCAAGTATTTCCGTCCTTATTTCCTGGTGCGGGACGCTGGCGGAGCATATGTCAAAGGGAAATGGGTGCCGTCCCCGCCGGAGCTGGAGCAGCGGAGCGGGAGTATTCAGCCGGTCAGCGCCAAGCTACGGGCAACAGAGGGCGGCAACTACACCGAGACGGACCGTATGCTCTATACGACAGCCTCACACAGCGCCGGGGAGCGGATCGAGTATCTGGATGTACAGTACAACGTTGCAGAGTCGCCGGACCGTGAATATTCGGACGTCAATCAGTATTTATTGCGGAAGGTGGTCGCCAATGCTCCCGTTTGAGAATATTCGGGTTTCAATCGTTGAAGGGCTGGAGCAGGCAACCGGCGGACTGGTGATTGAAATGAACGGCGGCGGGGATATTCCTTCCGGTGATTTTTTGACTTATAGCTTTATCGGTGGATTTGAGTCCTCCGGCGGGCAGCCTATCATAACCCAGCAGGGCGGGCAGCAGCAGAGGCGGGAGACGGTGACCTTCACCGTCTCTTTTAACTGCTATGCCGATGATTCGGACATCGCCATGGTTAACGCCATGCGAGCGCGGGACTGGTTCAAAACGACGGGCGGTGACCGGCTGAAAGACACGCTGGACGTAATTGTAATCGACATCGGAGAAATCCAGAACCGGGACATTAATATCGGAGAAGAGTGGGAACGGCGGCAGGGCTTCGATGTAGAATTCCGTGCGACCGACCTAGTGATTACCGATGTCTCCGGCTGGATCGAGACAGCACCAATACAAAGGAGTGATTATGTTGAGCATTAGTGACGTAACGGTAACGATTTCTGTGCTTAAGCCGATGCCTATCCTGGGCGGGTTCGGCAAGCCCTTGATCCTGGGGGCCAGCACGGCAGGCAAGGATTACAAGAATTATGCGGATATCGACGCCGTGCAGACAGACTATCCGGCCAACACGGAGGAATACAAGGCGGCTGCGGCAATCTTTGCCCAGAAGAATCCGCCGGCGGAGCTGGCGGTTATCTCCCGCAAGACTGGAGCAAGCCCGGTCACGTTGGCCGACTTGCTGCCGACGCTGTTCCTGAAGGACTGGCATTTCCTTATTACGACCACGACAACGGTCGAGGATCTAATCTTGATTGCGGATGCCGTGGAGGCAGACAAGTCCCGGCAGTTTGTCGCCCGGACCAGCAGCAAGGCGGACCTAGCCACCATCAAGGCAAAGGGTTATGACCGCACAGCGGTAATCTATCATACCACTGTCACTAACTACCCGGATGCGGCATGGGTCGGCGCTGTCGGTAGCCTACCGGTCGGCAGTGTGACCTGGAAGGGCTGGACGCTGGTTGGCATCGCGCCGATGGACATCGATGCGACGGAGCTGAGCGCCATTCATGCCCTGGGAGCCAACACCTATGTGACTAAGGCCGGGACCAATGTCACCAGCGACGGCCGGGCGGTTAGCGGGGAGTTCATAGACCTTATTCACTCCCAGGACTACATTGTGTTTTCCATTCAGTATGCGGTGCAGGACCTGTTCAATCGAGCGCAGGAAATGCGTACCAAAATTCCATTTGACAATCGCGGTATCGCGCAGATTGAGAGTGCTTCCCGCACCGTACTTCAGCGGGCGTTCCTTCAAGGCATGATTGCGACGGATGAGGATGGCGTGGCCTTGTACAATACAACATTCCCGCCGAGGTCACAGGTGGACCCGGCCAATATTGCCGCCCGGAACTACCCGGATGGGAAATTTGAATTTATCATTGCCGGAGCGGTACACAAGGCTGGGATTAGCGGAACAATTAAATTTGCATAGGAGGCGTTAAGAGTGGCTGAACCAAAAACATATGATCCAATGGACGTCACCACGATTGTGGCTGGCGTCTTTTTGACGGGATACGGCGAGGACTTAGTGACGGTTGCAAAGGATGAAGAGCAGTATACGACAGCGGTAGGCGCTCAGGGGGATGTGGTCCGCAATAAGGTGAATAATCCCCTGGGAACCATCACCGTTACTCTTCAGCGGACCAGCCCGCAGGTTCCTTATCTGGATGGATTGGCAAACAGCGGGAAGTTGGTTCCGGTATCCGTTATTTTCTCAGGAACACCGAAGGAAACGAACACTGCAACACAAGCATATTTGAAGAAACCGGCAGACCGGGAATATGGCAGCGAAGCTGGCGATAAATCGTATGAGTTCCAGTGTCTTGATCTAAGCATGAACTAATCTAAAATTCGAGAGGGGCCTTATTCATCATGGCAAATTTTAAAATTAAAGAAGTAACAACTAAATCCGGTGACAAGTATACGCTACAGTTCCCGGGCGTCCGGGCTGTGACAAAAATTAATGACCGGATGAAAAACAAACATGGCGTGCCTTCTGAAGAAAAGATGGCGGATGAAATGTTTGCGCATGTTGTTGTTGCTCCTAAAGTTACTCAGGAAAGCTTTGAATCCTATCGGGAAATGATGGAGGTCGCCAACAAAGCTTACCTTTTCATTAATGGAGTGGATGAAGAGGAAGTGATTTCGGATGTCGAGGATATCGAAAAAGAAGGCTAAGGAACGGGCGCGAGAGAATTGGGATCATTGGCGCTTGCTGTTGTCAGATATGGGTATCACATATAGCGATTTAGACAACATGGACCAGGACGACATTGCTGAGGCAAATGCAGCACTGGATATTCATATCGAACAAATGAATAAAAATAAGAGCAAAAAATAGGCGTCCTTCCCCGGGACGTCTGTTTTCGTTGCTGGAAAGGAGTGGATATATGGCAGGCGGAATCATCGGCTCACTCATGTATGCAGTAGGGTTCAAATTCAATTCCGGTGGATTAGATGAAGCGGATTCCAAGGTTGGAATATTAACCAAAAGTGTCATTGGATTAGGAGCTGCTGGCGGCGCGGCATTAATCGGGATTGGATCGGCAGCATTAGCAGCATCCAGTGATTTTGAAAATGCAATGTCTAATGTGCAAATGACGACTAGTCAAACCACGGAGCAAATGGAAGCGACGCGGGAAGTTGCTAAGAATCTGTACAATCAGAATTTTGGCGAAGATTGGGACGACCTGGGCGGATCTATCGCGGCTGTAGCCAAGGCTACAGGGCTTACAGGCGATGCACTTGAGTCTGCTTCCCGCGAGGCGATGCTGTACGCGGGGCAATTTGACGGCGACGTTACGGAGTCTATTGCCGGGGTATCTGTCGCTATGAAGAATTTCGGGGTCACCTCTACGGAGGCCTTCAACCTGTTAACCCAAGGACAGGGCCGAGGGGTAGATACATTGGGAGACATGCTGGACAGCGTGAACGAGTATTCGCAAGCGTTCGCCTCCATGGGCTTTACGATGGAAGACACTATGGGATACTTTGACAACGGTATGAAGGCAGGAGCACGCAATACGGACTTGCTGGGCGACGCCATGAATGAGTTTAGCATCTTGTCCATTGAAGCCGGGGGCACCGCAGAAACATCTTTTCAGGCTTTAGGCTTGGACGCTAACAAAATGATGAAGACCTTTTCCAACGGCGGGCCAGCGGCAAAGTCTGCATTTAAAGATATCGTATCCATGATTTCGGATATTCAGGACCCGGTACAGCAAAATACAGTCGGTATCGGGCTGTTCGGGACAATGTTTGAGGAACTTGGCGTGAAAGCCTTCAGTGCCTTAGATGATGTGAACACTAGCTTTGATCAAAGCAAGGACTCTGCGGCTAATCTCAATAATGGTTTTACGAGTATCGGGGAGTCAATGCAATACTTCAAACGTCACATAGAAACGGGGATATTGATCCCCATTGGGCAAAAGCTGCTGCCGTATCTGAGTATGTTTGGGGCGTGGATTGCCAGCCATCAGCCGCAAATTGCCGCCTTCGGGGATCTGATAGGAACCTACCTGGGCATAGCCATTGAGAAGGTGAGCGGATGGGTACAAGCATTGATACCCTATTTGCAGGACTTTGGCGCTCAGGCTGCGGCTCTTTGGCCGGACATACAAAACATTGCCGCGCAGATATATGATGTCGGCAGAGCAATTGTGGAGTGGGAACCGTTTATCCCTATCATCTCCGGCATTGCCGCAATTTTATTGACCTACAAAACAACGATGGTCGCGGTGGCTACGGCAACCAAGATAGCGGGGGTAGCAACTAAAGTCTGGTCAGGCATAACCAAGGCGTTCACAGCCGTGCAGACGGCGTTCAATGCGGTGATGGCGATGAACCCGATTGCACTTGTCGTCCTGGCCCTTGTAGGTTTAGGAGTTGCGCTGACCGTAGCCTACAAGCGTTCCGACAAGTTCCGAGCCTTTATTGATGGGATGTGGGCAGGCATTAAGACAGCGACCATGGTAATCCTTAATTTTTTCAAGGTGACGGTGCCGAAGTACTTTATGATAGCCTTCAATTTTGTCACCAACTTTATCAAAAAATGGGGCATTACGATATTAGCCGTCATTGGTGGACCGATTACGATGATTGCACTCCTGGTGTACAAAAATTGGGATAAGATCAAAGCCGTGACCATAGCCGTATTTACAGCCGTATGGAATTGGCTTAAATCCGCCTGGGACTGGATGAAAACTACTGTGTCCAGTGGAGCTACTGCCATTTGGAATGTTGTAACCGGAGTCTGGAATAACATCAAAGCTGTGACGGTTGGTATTTTTTCAGGCGTATGGAATTGGCTTGTAACTCTCTGGGATAACGTTGTTGGAACTGTTACAGGGGCCGGAAGTAGGATATTTGGCGCTGTATCTGGCGCATGGAATAATGTCAAGACAGGGATATCAACAGCAATGGAGGCGGTTAAAACTACGATGTCCAATGCATGGGGGTTTATTGTTGGGGCGGTTTCTGGTGTCGGTGACAGCATAAAAACAAAATTGACGGGTGCATGGGATGGAGTCAAGTCAACGTTTATAAATGCCATTAACTGGATTATTGGAAAGTATAATTCAATGATCGGCAAACTAAACTCGGTGTCAATCAAAAATCCGTTTACCGGTGAAGAGATAGTGGGGATTAATATTAAGCCCATTGCGCCAATCGACGGTAGTCACGCTAACGGGTTGAGCAATGTGCCGTGGGACGGTTATATCGCAGAACTGCATAAAGACGAACGTGTCCTGACCGCTGATGAAAACGAGAAGTATTCCCGGTATACTCCTGAAACGGCCCCGGCCCGCACCAGTAGCAATCAGAAAATAAATATCACTGCTCCCTCCATAACAATTACAGTTCAGGGCAATGCAGATACTAAAACAGCGCAACAAATTGGCAGTATTGTTGACCAAAAGTTGCAGGACTTTTTAGAATCGGCATCCCGGATCATGGGGGTGGAAATCAGTGGCGCTAATTAACGGGATGTACATCACTGTTCAAAGCGAGTCGCCTAGCTTTCCGGTGACGGTCACGGAGCAGCCGGTTGAAAAGGGAATCAACCTGATTGACCATATACAGGCCCAAGCCCGAACTCTGTCCATCTCCGGAATTATTGCCGGGACAAAGGCGGCGAAGACGCGGGCAGATATCATATCGGTCAAGGACAAAGGACAGATTGTCAGCTATGTCGGCCGCAATGGCTTTGTCGGCGTGATTACGGATTTCTCCACATCCACCGATTACACGACCGCCGACGGTATGACTTTTTCGATGGAGCTGCGAGAGGTTCGTATTGCTGCCGCCTCTTACGTCGATACGTTGCCGCCACCGATTAAGTCCCAGGCAGCGCCAATTGTCAACAGTGGGACAAAGCAGACTAAGGACAAGGACAAGGACAAGGACAAGGACAAGGGGGCGGGAAAAGGTAAGGGGAAGGAAACGGGCAAGGACAAGGACAAGGACAAGGTTGAAAAGGTCAAATTCAAGTCCGGGAGCAAGTGGGGGACAGGCAACATCAAGTGAGGTGAGTTATGGAATACATTGAAGTGGAGAAAGACCTTATCCCGTATCGGTTTGAACTTTCCCTGGCGGATGAAGCATTCACCTTTGAGGTGCATTACAACTCCAGTTACGATTTCTTTACGGTGGATCTGACCAAGGATGGAGAAACCCTGGTCTTTGGGGAGAAGCTGGTGTACGGTCAGACACTCTTTTATGACGTCCAGGATAACCGTTTCCCGAAAATCCCGATTGTCCCGTTTGATCTGTCAGAGCATAGCAGTGTCGTAACCTGGGGGACGCTCGGCGTGAGCGTCTTTTTATATTTGCTCCTGGAGGATGAGGCCGATGGCTAAAACAAACTTTGGTCGTGTCGCGGAGATCATGACGGGGAATATGTCGTTCGCACTGGCTAAATACAGCATAGAGGGCACGGTGCCGTTCGATAACGATGCCTTACCGAACGAATCGGAACTGCGGCTCTGGAATCTGGCGCAGACCACCATTAATAACCTCAAGCGTAACGGGGTGCTGATGGTCAATGCGGGCTATACCGGGGATATTGGCCTGATTCTCCACGGCCGTATATCGGCGGTACGGACGCGCTGGGAAGGCGTGGACAAGGTAACCACCATTAATGTGCTGGACAGCGAAGACCTGGGCAAACGGGAAGTTACCGAAATTGCCTTTGCCAAGGGGACCCTTGCCAGTGCGATTATCAAGCAGATGGCCGGATACATCGGCCTGCCGGTGGCGCAAATGTCGCTGAACCATGATTACCGATACCAAGACGGATACACTGCCAAAGGCAAGGTAACGGACATCATTACCGAAGTCTGCAAGGACTGCGGCACATCGGTCTATATCAATCAGAGCAAGCTTTATGTCCGCAACCTGCGCAGCGGCGCGGATGCGGTCTTTGCGCTATCTCCGGCGACCGGGTTGATTGGTAGCCCGGAGTACTTCGAGGATAACGGCCATAAGGGGTATAAGATTCAAGCGCAGTTACAGCGGCGGATTACCACGGCTTCCGTCATTAACCTAACTTGCCGCGAGTGGTCGGGAAAGCTGTATGTCCGCAGCGGGAGCCACAAGTTTTCTAATACAGGCGACTTTATAACAGAGGTGGAGGCGATTATGTGAGCAAGACAGACCCAGCGGGAGCGCTGGCCAATATCCTGAGAGGGCATGGATCAAAGCAAGCGGACGGCATCAATGTGGCTCTGCCTTGTAAGGTGATTACCTTTGACCCGGTGACGCTGACCGCCTCTGTTCAGCCGTTACTTAAGTTGTTCGGCAGTGATCCAGCACAGATTATGTCCGTGCCGGTGGCCGGGCACAAGGTCAAGTTTGAGCTTGACCTTGGCGGCGGGGCGCAGCCCTTTGAAACGGTTATGCGCCCGGCATTGTCTCCAGGGGATACCGTGTATGTAGTCTGTGCGGACGCTGAAATCAGGAATACCCTGTCTGGCCGTGTGGCTGCGCCAGACTCCAGCCGTCGGCACAGCCGAATGGATGCCGTCATTGTGGGGGTGATGCCGTGTTCACTATAAAGCTTGATGATACTGGAGATATTGCCCTTCAATCGGGGCAACTGCAAATGATATCCGGTCCGGACGAAATCGCTCAGTCCTGCCGGTTAATCCTGGGGGTGCAAAAGGGCGAATGGTTCCTTAACCCGGAGCTGGGGATTGATCATAAGAAATTCTTGGGCAAGGGAGTTTCCCGCGATGAAATGCAGGATGAAATCATTTCTGGTCTGCTTCAGGAGCCGAGGATTCAGAGTGTGGATGCGATAGAGTTTAGTTTTAACCGGCAGCTCCGGCAGCTTATCGTATCTTTTACGGCGACGGGCACCAATGGGGAAGTCATAACCATGGAGGGGGTGGAAATCGGTGGATGAACAGGGATTTAAGCGCCAGCGGTTCGCGGAGATCCTGGCTGATGTCGAGGACAAGGCGAAGGAAGTATTTGGCGAAGAGCTGGACACCGCCGAAAAATCGCCCATGGGGATGATCCTGCGTTTGTTTGCTTGGCATTTAGGCAAGGCAGACGAACGTCTGGAGGATGTTTATAATTCTGCTTCAATCAATGCGTCAACCGGTGCCAGCCTTTACAAGCTGGGCGGCAATGACGGACTATCCGTATATAGTGAGGAATATGCTTCCGGCTTCATCGCTGTCACCGGGACGCCGGGCTATGAGCTGCTTGCTGGATTCCTGGTTGCTACAGCATCCGGTATCCGGTTTGAAACCATCAATACGGTCACGCTGTCGTCCGAAGGAACGGGCACCGTTGAAATCATGGCCGTGGAGATGGGGGCATCCGGTAATGTTCCGGCCGGGACAGTAACGGTTGTCGTCAATCCGAATCCAGATATCATGTCTGTCACTAATGCCCAGCAGACCCAGGATGGCCGGGACCGGGAAACGGATGCTGCATTCCGGGAGCGCGTGCTTCAGCGGCGGCAGAATCCGGGCACCAGCGGAAACAAAGCGGATTACCTGAGATGGAGCCGGGAGGTTCCAGGCGTAGGAGCTGCGAAGGTATTCCCGTTGTGGGCCGGTCCAAAAACGGTCAAGGTGGTTATTGCCGATGCTGATAAGCTCCCCGCCTCTTCACTGCTGGTCTCCCAGGTTCAGCGGTACATCGATCCCGATCCAGGGCAGGGGGAAGGGACCGCGCCCATAGGGGCCGTTGTGACGGTGGCTGCTGCGGTTGCCAAGACTATCAATATATCCGCGACAGTTGTATTGGCAGCCGGGTACACCTTGCAATCGGTGCATGATGCGTTCCTGCTGAAAGTCGAGGATTGGCGGGGAAAAGCATCCTTCAGCGTCACCTATGTCAGTCATGCCGTAATCGGGGCGCTGCTGCTGGGCACGGACGGAATTATCGATTACTCCGAACTCACCTTAAACGGCGGCGCTGGAAATGTTCCGTTGAGCGCTGAAGAAGTGCCGGTTATTGGTGTAGTGGAATTGGAGGTGTAGCAGGTGTCGTACCCAGACAGTATTGACAGGTTTTCCGAGAAGCTGAACAAGAGCCTGACCGGAAACCCGTATGTGATCGAAGAACGGATTCCCCTGGTTGCAGGCAGTTATAACGGGGAATTACGGCATGACAATATTAACAATTCGACGATCCGGGTATTTACCGGGTCACGCTTCACTGGTACCGAAATCACGAATTGGACCTTATCCGTTCCAAGCGCAACCCCGTGGCGTAGGTCGATCAAAATATTTTCCGGTGTGCCCGAGGTCTATGTGACCTATGAGACGCCGGGGGACACCGTAGAAGCCGACGATATCAATGCGGTGCAGGCGTCCATCACGGCCACACAGACCGAGATGGAGCGGTATAAGGCCAGCGGCCGGATTGACGGCGGATCATTCGAGAGAGAGGTGTAACATGGCACAAACGATTCAATTGAAACGGGGCACACGGGCGGAACTGTCCACCTATGGGGCGCTGAAGGCCGGGGAAATGGGTTTTTGCACGGACACTAAGGAAATTTACATCGGAGACGGCACATCTAATTCCATGGTCGGCCGGGCGCTGTCCGGTCCTGAAGCCTCCCGTCCGGCGGCGGCATCCGTGGGCCGTCTGTATTATGTCAGCAGCGGGAGTAACATTGGATATCTGTATTTCGACGACGGAAGCACATGGCGCAGGGTCAACGCGCAGAAGTTAACCGACCTAACCGGCACCGTGGATGATATTGCCGACGGAAGCACATACGCCAAGCTGCTGAAGGCGGACGTCACCGCAGGGCACCCGAATAAAGTGTCCGACGGCACGAACACCAAGACCGCCGCAGAAATCGCCACACATATCAACGATGCCGCGAGGCACCGCCTAATCAATGACAGCGGCGCGGCCATTACAGACCTTTGGTCTGCACAAAAAATCAAAAACGAAATTGAGCTGGCGAAGCATAATATCGAGCCGCAGGCATCGGTGAAGGATCAGAACCTGACTGCCCCGCCTGCAAGCCCAGCAGAAGCCGACCGTTATATCATCCCTTCCGGCGCGACCGGGGTCTGGGCGGGTAAAACGAATCAGATTGCGGAGTATGCCTCCGGGGCCTGGGCCTATTATGTTCCGGCCGTCGGCTGGACGGCCTATGTGGACGATGAACAGAAGATTTATAGCTGGAACGGGAGTGCCTGGGTGCGAACCGGTGGAGCGCTTCAGACGATTACAGCGGGGAACGGGTTAACCGGCGGTGGGCAGGCGGACAGTGTGACGCTGACCGTCGGGGCGGGCAATGGTATTGTGGTCGGCTCAACCAGTGTCGCGGCCAAGCCGGGCAAGGGTATCCTGGTCAACGGGACAGGCATTGAGGCCAACATAGACGGTGACAGCATTGTCTATGATGCGGCCAACGGCAACCGGCTGACGGTCGGCGCTATCGACGGCGGAACATTCTAGGAGGCGGTGACCATGGCACGGAAGACATTAATTCAAATTCGGCGCGGTCTGGAATCAGCCATCGGCACACTGGCCGTCGGGGAGCTGGGGTTCTGCACGGATACCAGCAAGTTATATATCGGTTCAGCCTCCGGCAATGTGCTGCTGGTGGCCGCGCAGACGTCGGGTGATATGCTCAAAAGCATCTATGACACGAATAATGACGGGAAAGTAGACTATGCCAACAATGCAGACGCTATTCCGTGGACGGGCGTCTCAGGTAAGCCGTCCACCTTCCCGCCTGCGGCGCACACGCACTCCGAGTACATGAGCAAAGGCCCTGTGACCTGGGACTTGCTCCGGGGGGTGTGATGGATGGCCTACGGTGAGTCGCTGTACAGTACGTTACTTTACACGGAAGAAACGGTTCCGCCCACCCCGGAGCCTGGGCTAATTCCCGATATCAGTAAGCAACTGCCGGATGTGTACAATAAGCGGGATAAGCTCCGGCAGCTCCTAGACATTCTGTCTGAGCAGATCGGGAGGGCGAACGCGAGGGCCGAAGAGGTGAGACAGCAGAATGCGGTTGATACCGCCACCTGGAGCCTGTCACGGTGGGAATCTGAGCTTGGATTAGCCGTTGACCCGTCAAAATCTCTCATTACCCGGCGGGAAATCATCAAGGCCAAGCTGCGGGGCATTGGCACCACCACTCCACAAATGATCCAGCGGACAGCCTCCGCCTTTTCGGGCGGCGACGTTTTGGTCGAAGAGGTTCCGGGAGAATACCGGTTCATTGTCCGGTTTGTTGGAGTGTTAGGGATTCCGCCCAACATGGCCGGACTGATTCAGATTTTGGAAGAGATCAAACCGGCGCACCTTGCCTATGGATTTGCCTACTCTTATACGTACTGGGAGGCGGTAAAGTCATTGTTGTGGAGCGAGGTAAAAGCGAAGACCTGGAATGAATTGAGGACATACGGATAGGGGGCACGACATGAAGACGACAAGCAATTTGGGGCTGAAGAAGCCTGAAGGAACCGATTTAGTAGATATTGACGATTTAAATGCAAACGCCGACATCCTGGATACATCGGTTAAAGCCCTCCAGGATCATGCTGCCGATACTACCCGACATATCACGGAAACGGAGAGAAATACCTGGAATGCCAAGGCTTCGACCGCCGCCGCCACTACAGCAGCAGCGGGGCTTATGTCTGCTAGTGATAAGTCCAAACTGGATGGCGTAGCGAACAACGCAAACAACTATACCCACCCTTCAACACATCCACCGGGTATCATTGTCCAGGACGCAAGCAATCGCTTTGTTACGGATGCGGAAAAATCAACCTGGAATGCCAAGGCTTCGACAACCGTAGCCACTACAGGTGCGGCCGGGCTGATGTCTGCCGGGGATAAATCCAAGCTGGACGGTGTAGCAACCAACGCAAACAACTATACTCATCCGTCCACACATCCACCGGGCATCATTGTCCAGGACGCAAGCAATCGCTTTGTGAGCGACAGCGAAAAGGCTGCTTGGAATGGCAAGGCCAATCTTGCGACCACGCCGCAACAGACCACGGCGGATGTCACCTACTATGTCCGTACAGACGGCAACGACGCCAATACGGGGCTTGCTAATACGGCGGGCGGGGCATTTAAAACTATTGCAAAAGCGGTAAGTATGATTCCGATCGTTGTAAATCATACCTTTACTATTAATGTTGGTGCGGGGACATATAATGAGGATGTCTATATCGGTGGTCAGAGCGGCAAGGGAGAAATAAAATTACTAGGTTCGGCGGTTCAGGCAACAACGCATATTATTTCCGGCATAAGCCTGACAAGAATATCATGCCGAGCTGAAGTGTCTGGATTCGTTTTCAATAGACCGAGCTGGAATGGGGCATTTAGTTGTATTGAGGTTGTATTTTCTAAGTGTGTCATTTCCTCAGTGGCTAATGATTCTGCTTTTTTGGCTAACTGCTCAAAGGTATATTTAATCAATTGTTCAATCAATAACAGAAATCCGGCTGTTTACGCTACGGTAAATAGCGAGGTGTTAGTACAAAGCTGTACGGGTTCAGGTAATGGGTATATGATTACATGTGCTTACAACAGCAGATTAACTTTAGATGCTTGTTCTATTGGGTCCACTAATAAATACGCAACGTTTGCTGGTGGTATTGTTGTGGACGAAGCAAACGGTATTATTAACCCATGGGGAGATAATACACCAGATAGTCGCACGTTTATAGATGCGCTTGGCACTTCTCAAAACATAACTGAATCGGTTATGACCAAAGTTCAGTTTCCGAGTATAGCTGTAGATTTGTTGGGCGAATTTTCTGCAAGTAAATTTACGGCAGCAAAAACCGGTCAATATTTAATTTGTGCTTGTGTTATTCTGAACGGGTTTGCAACGGATTCAATGATAGATTTAACAATATTTTTAAATGGTACGGTGTCGGCTAAGACTGTAAGGTCTGCAATGCGTATCGGTGCCCAAACTGCTCATTTGTCTATACCCGTAAGGCTGGGAGCTGGTTCGACAATCGAAATATATATTAATGCTTCATCGAATGGCACTATAGGTAGCGCGGATGGGGCAAGAACATTTTTATCTATCCAGAGGGAGGCATAATAATGAACATAGCACTAGCAATTATGCACCTATACCCGGACGCTATCCCGTTCCGGGATTTTGTCGTGCAGAACAACGGCCCGGAGCCGGAGCTGCGACCCGGTGCCGAAGAGAAGGGCCGCATCCGCTATGAGATCAAACCGCCGGAAGACGGTGAGGAGCCGCAGGAAGGCGTTCACTACCGTTACGGCATCGACTATAACCTACTGACCGAGGGCGAGGATTACGACCTGATAGAGCGCGGCCCACATATCGCCGTCTGGAACCTGGCCGCGCCGCAGCCCACGGAAGCGGAGCTACAGACAGCCTGGGAAGCATACCAGGAAGCTGTGGCCAACAAGCCGCCGGAGCTGACGGAGATTGAGCAATTGCGGATGGATAACGCCGGGTTGCTGCTGGAGCTGGCGCAGACACAGGCGCGGCAGGATCAGGCCGAGCAGGATCAAGCGGCCCTGGTCCTCAGCCTTGTGATGGGAGGTGTATTGTAATGGACTGGTATACACTCATTAAGCGGTACTACGCCGGAGGGTTTTATACATCGGCACAGGTGCAGGTATTTGTCACCGCAAAAAAGATTACAGCCGAGCAGGCTACAGAGATCACAGCAGACGCCGAATAGCAGGCGTTTTTATTTTGCCCCTGGACTTGTATCCGGGGGCTTTTTATCACCAATAGAGATGAGGGGGAGGGGTAGGGCATGGATATTGAGTTGACATCGCTCTTGTCAGCGCTTGGGGTTATCAGTGCGGTATCGCTAGGGTGGCTTGGCAGGGCGAGCGTGGCGAAAAAGGAGACTGAGCTGCGGGCAGGCTCCGGCGCTGTTATGCGTGCTGATATGGATTACATCAAGCGAGGGGTGGATGATATCCGGGTCGATGTTCGTGCACAGGGGCAGCGGACAGACGCCCTAGCAGAGCGCGTGACGCGGGTTGAAGAGTCAGCAAAACAAGCTCATAAGCGCTTGGACAAAATCGATGAATAGGGGGATTGGATTATGGAATGGAATGCTGTATCGAGTTTTATCAAGCCAGAGCTGCTGCTGGTGCTTGTTGTCTGCTGGGTGATCGGATATGTCCTTAAACAGACACCGCGCGTGCCGGACTGGACTATTATTTATATCGTGACGCTGATTGCTATTATTGTGGTTTGTCTGATGCTGGGGCTATCCCCGGATAGCGTATTGCAGGGCATTTTATGCGGTGCCGTGGCGGTTTATGGCAACCAATTGGTCAAACAGACACGGAAGGGGGCGGGTGAGTGATGTCTTACACATTGGAGCAGGTAAAGGCCAAGTCCGCCGCCCGCCTGTCCGGGCTTCAGCCGGTCGTCCGGCAGGTGGCCGAGGCACTAATAGAATTCGCCTATGCTCACGGCGTTCCTATCGTTATCACGCAGGGGCTGCGGACGATACCGGAGCAGGACGGTCTATATGCCCAGGGCCGGACCAAGCCCGGGCAGATTGTGACTAATGCCAAGGGAGGCTACAGCTATCATAATTTTGGGGTTGCGATTGACTTCGCGCTGCTGCTCCCTGGCGGTGGCGTGAGCTGGGATATGAAGCGCGACGGTGACGGTGACGGTATTGCCGATTGGCAGGAAGTGGTTGACGCCGCGAAGCGTCTGGGCTGGGAGTGGGGCGGGGATTGGACTAGCTTCAAGGACTATCCGCATTTTCAGATTGACTTCGGGCTGAGTACTGCCGATTACCGCGCGGGCAAACGACCTACATCTGCACAGTTGGCTAATGCTTTAGGGAAGATTACGAAAACACAGGAGGATGAAGAGATGACAGCAGAAGAGAAGAAGCAGTTTGAATCTATGGCATTACTGATTAAGGGGCAAGCGGAGGTTACACAGTCCTTGACTAAGCGTGTGAAGGAATTGGAGGCTGCGGCCAAGCTGAAGGAAATCCCTAAGTGGGCACTACCAGCCTGTGAGGCTGCGGAGGATGCGGGCTATCTGGACACTACTGCAAACGGCAGCTATGACTTCTATCGGATGGTAACCATCCTATTCCGTGCTGGAGTATTTAAGTAGAACACAAAAGAAGCCCGTCAACCTTAACTGGTCGGCGGGCTTTTTTTTACGTTGTATGGCAAATGAGACCATTGCTAAAAACTTATTCTCAGGCATATAATACAAACGAATGTTCTTATTGGGAGGCGGAAACGATGAACGGAAATATGCTAACGCCCGAGGAGCTGACGATGGTACGGGACCTTATCCTACTCCCTTACCTGGATACGATGGTAAGCAAGAGTCTGAAGGAAGTGGAGCTATCTAGCAACGTCTTGAATAGGACCTACATAACAGCAGGCCGGTATATACAAAAGCGGATCATTCAGGACGCTTACCAGTTACGCCAGCAGCTTAAGCAGCGAAACATAAAGGTAGTGGAGGACATTCAGGAAGACTTTGTTACATACAACATGATTTACTTCAGGGGCTATCAGCAACGGTTCGGACTTACTCGGGATGTGATGCGAACGGAGATAAGCTTGCGCCTGACTCGGTACACTGCGGAGCTGGCCGAAGCATTACGAGCTTAAGTATGAACGCCCTGCTGACCGTATTGGTCGCAGGGCGTTCATTTATATTTTTA